TTTTTGAATTAGTTCTCGTTTACGATTTTCGCTTTTTGTTCTTAGTGCTGCAAGATTTTCTGCTGCATTCTCTAAAAATATTTTAAAAGTTTTCATATAAAAAATACTCTGCTATTTTTATATTTATTCAATATAATTTTATATGAAATGAACCAGGGACTTTAGATTGATTTCCCATTATTGTTGCTCTCAATGATTCTTTTGCCAATTCATCCGCTTCTTTTTGAGTTAATCGTTTTTGTCCTGGTTTTTTTGATCTATTATATATTCCATACCCAATTCTCTCCACCATTCTTTCATAATCTTTTCTGTTTGTAATTCCTTTACTTGTTATAGCAGACCACAAATCCAAAATAACTTCATCTTCTTTTCCAGATTTTTTTACAGCAAGAGCAATTTCAAGTTTATTTTGCACTTCTTTGTATGTTTTTACATCTTTCATATTTTGATTATTATTCATTTCGGAAGCAGAAAATGCCAATTTTTTATTTTTAGTAGATGGATCTAAAGCATTTGACATTCCGTCAATATAATTATAAGAATTTTTTAATTTATCTTCATAAGTTTTTCCAATCATTTCACCTTGGCTGATGATATCACTTGATAATGATTTGTTAAAAATATCTCTTCTAATTTTTTTGACTTCTCTACTTCCAGATGCAGTATATACAACTTTTTCTGCATCTTTCATACCAAAAGATCCACCTTGAGCTTCTATAAATTTGTCTTCCTTTCTTACCTTCAATCCTCCGTTTCCTTTAGGATCATAAATCACAGAATCTGTTTCCCTTTTATATTTTTTATTACCATCCATATCTAAAATTACTTGATCTATTTCAATATCATATCTAAGATTATTTCCTCCAGATCCAGCAACTCCACCAGAAATATATGTGTTTGGATATAATTTTATTGGATCTTGTTTTAATGTTACTTTTGGATCAGTTGGTCTTCCCATATCATCTTGAGGAACATTAACTAATCCTATTCTAGCAGAATAAACTCCTCTATTTAATGATGATTTTTTAAGTGAAATTGGAGCTAAATCTCCTTTTTTATAAAGTTCTAATATAAGTCTATTCAAACCATCAATGTCACCTATAGCTAAATTTTTTTTAATTCTATCTTGTAAAAAATTTGTATTTTGATTATTGATTGATGCTGTTTTAATATAATCTTGTATTTTTCTAATAGAAATATCATTATAAAACCAAACATCAGATGGATTCCATCTATCATAAGTTCCAGAAAATTTAAAAATTTTCCAAACTTTTTTTAAAAACTCTTCTATCTTACTAATTTTATAAAAATCAGTTTGTCTTACTATTTTTAGTTTATCAATAAATGATATTTTTTGATTTTTGACTAAATTTTTTACTTGAGATTGCAAAGCATTGTGCCAACCATTTTTTGAAAAATATTTTTGTGCATCTTTGGCATTCATTTTAGAATCTATATTTGAAATTTCATAACTCAATCCAGATAATTGTTGGTCAAATCCATAATTTTTAATGAATCCAGATAATTTTCCTTTAGATTCAAAAATATTGATCATAAAATTTTCATCTATTTCTGTACCGTTAAGTACAAAATTTGAAGATTTTTTGACAATCAAAAAATACACTACCCACATAGTTTCATTAATAATTTCTGCTGCGGGTAATGCCATATAAAAATTCCCCTTTCTTATATTTAGAAAGGGGGGGACTCTATAACTATTATGGATTTTTTATCTTTTCTTCGACGGATTCTGATTTTACTTTAACTCTATACTCAACTTCATTTCTTCTGGAAAGTTCTGTAATAATTTCAGCAGCAATAACTCATAGTTCCGAAGAATGTTTATGATTATAAGTCCAGGTTGTTGGATTCACAAATCTCCTTCCACTCTATTTTCACTACGATGAATATCAAAAGTTCCTTCTGGATATCTTGCTGATAGTTTTTGGTAATTAATTTCCATCAATTCTTCAAAAGTAGTATCAAGAGCAATACAAAGTTGAGACATATACCAAAGAATATCTCCTGCCTCTTTTTTCATATGGATGATATTTTCTTCATTATATGGTTTTCCTTGTAAGAATATTTTTTTTATAATCTCTGCAAGTTCTCCTGCCTCGGCACTCACTCCAAATGCAGCAGTCATAAGACGAGGGACATCCGCATCTCCAACTTCCAATTCAGTTAAACGAGAAAGCAAAGAAGAAAAATCGCTACTTGCTTTACTTGTAGTTTCACGAACAAACTCAATATATTTTTTTGTATCAATAACTTGGGTCATATTAGAATTTAAATCCCTCAAATGATTTTTTAGGTTTTCTTTCTTCGTCATTATACTCTTCATCTTTACCAGAGTCAAGTATACCATCTTGAGCGTTTTGTTCTACATCATAAAGTCTCATTTTACTTCTATCGATACCAACCACAAATCTCTTATTTGTAGTTGGATCATTATATCTGTTTTTAAGTTGCTTTACCATAATCTGTCCCAAACCCTCAAGTTCTTCTGTGGATATTAAGGCAAACATAAGGTCAGCAGTAGCAGGAAGACCAAAAGACTCACTAGTATCAGTCAAATCTGGATCAGAATTTGTAGAACCACTACGAGTAGTTTGTGTTGCACTAAAAATAGGAACATTCATTTCTACCGCAAGCCCTCTCAATTCTTCAGCAATTGATTTAATATAAGAATAAGAATTAACCGAAAGATTACCTTTATATCTTGAAGAAGCACAAATATTCAAATAATCAATAAAAATAATATCAGGACGAAATGATTTTTTCAATTGCAGTTCATTTAATAATGCTCTAAAATGTCCCGAATGTGCTGAAGCAGTTGGATATTCTTTAATGATTAAAGTTCCTTGTGTTTTCTTTGCAATAGCATTTACTTTACTTTCAAACATTATTTTTGGAAGTGTTTCAATATCTTTGATATTAATATTTAAAAGATTTGCATCAATACGTTCGGCAATCTTTTCTTCCGACATTTCAAGAGTTATATAAAGAACATTCTTTCCTTGTAAAAGAACAGAAGCAGCAACGTGGCACATAAAGAGACTTTTGCCCACACCAGTTCCGGCAAGAGCGATATTGAGTGTTTTATTTGGTATACCACCTTTTGTAATCTTATTGAAATAATCCAAATCAAATGGTATTTTTTCTTGTTTTTTATGATAAAAATCATAACGTTTCTCAAAATCATTTAGATAATCGTGCCCAACATTATTATCAAAACCAACTGCTAATGCTTCTTGAAGAATACTTGGAATTGCATCTCTGTTTTTCTTTTCATCTTGACCATCAGCAATTTTGATACTTTCCATCAAAGCAAGATAAATTGCTCTATCACGACACCATTTTTCGGTAGTATCAGTTACCCATTCTAAATCTGCGTGTCCATCATCAAGTTTTGAAACATAATCACAAATAGTTTTGTAAGTATCCTCTGTAATATCTGTTCTTTTTTCAGTTTCAATTAAAAGAACTTCTTTAGTAGCAAGTTCTTCATAAGCAACAATAAACTTACAAATCTCTTCAAAAACTACTTTCTCGTGAAGGTTTTCAAAATACTCCGTTTTAATAAAAGGCAATACTTTTCTACAATATTCATTATTAAAAAGAAGATTGCGAAGAATAGTAGTTTCAATTTTTTCCATTACTTATAGTGCAAATACGTATGTAAAATATACTTAGGGCCACTTATAGGCATAAGACCCGAATGAGGAAACATCCAAAGTGGAGGAAAAACTAAAAGATTTCCTTTCTTTGGATTGACCATCATATTTAAAAATTTTGTTTCTCCTCCTTCTTCGACATCATTAAGATACCACATAAAAGATAAAAATCTTCTTGCGGTTTCATAATCAACCACATCTACGTGAGTATCAAACTCATCATTTCCATCATCATTATAACGTTTAATTCGAAATTGCTCAAATGCGTGTTCTTCTGGAAAAACTCTTCTGTCTACCATTTCGTAATATTCGTTGCGATATTGAAATGTTTTTTGAATAAGATGATTGTGAACTTGCTCAATCTCTTTTGTTAATTTACAATTTTCTGTAAGATTAAATTGAGTAAAGTTTGGTTTTCTTTCATTTTCTATACGTTCTTGTTTATTTGAATGTTCTTCGAACATATCAATCAAAAAATCACATACATTTTCTTCTAATGCATTCTCATATACTTGAACTAATCCATTAAGAGCTTCCATAAGAATATTCTTTTTGTGCAGTTTCGTCAAGTGCTTGCATTACTTCTGGAGTAAAATACTTGTCTACATCTTTTAATATATCTTTACCATAGATTTTTTTACCACCAATCTCATAACGTCCTGCTACATTTTTCCAAAGTCCACCAATTTCACCGAGTTCAAGTAATCCATAATACTTATCAAGTCCACGTTCGTCATAAAATAATCGAATTTCAACTTGCTTATTTTCTTTACTTAATCTTGATTTCTTTGTTGTTGCTTTGATAATATTTCCTATAATTTCTGTTCCATCTTTTTCTTTTGACTTTGATAAGTATACGATTGTAGATGATGCATATTGCAATCCAGACCCACCTGACATTTGCTTACCACCATAAAGACTCATACTTTCATATGTGTGATTGGTGACTATCATAGGAATATTTGCCTGACCCAACTTAAGAGTCAACATTCTAAAAGAACCCTTAATCAGTTGTGCCCTAGACATATCACGAGTATCTTTCTCGGCAAGTGTATCTGTGATTTCTTTATTAGTAGAGAGCATACCCAAAGAGTCAAGTACAAACATACAAGGTCGTCTTTCGTCTTTAGATTTTTTCAAATATAAATCAACTGCTTTCAGAGTCTTATTACGGAAATCTTCAATCGTGACTACATTGACAACCACCAGGCGAGTTGTGTCAATTCCCCTACCTTCCAAAAGGGATTTTGTGATTGCTGCTTCAGTATCAAAATACAAACAGTATCCAGTAGGATTATTATCAAGGAAATTCTTAACGACGGCAAGACTGAAGAAAGTTTTTCCAGTAGAAGTTTCCCCTGCAATTGCAGTAATCTTGTTCCCAGAAACACCACCAAAGATGCTACCAGATACAAGAGCGTTAAAAATGTAGCTGCCAGTATCCACATACGTTTCAGTTTCGTCAATTTCGGATGCCAGTTGTGTGTATTCTCCACCAATTTCTTTTACAATATCTTTAAGAAAATCCATAGTCATACAAAAAATAATTCCAAGTTAATTGTTTTTTTCACGTTCCATCCAATAGCATCTAAAATGACTTTCATTGGGTCAAGAAAAGCTTTATTGAATTGTAAATCATAATCTATATATTTGTCTAGTGCTAGTTCCTTTGGAAATTCTTGAATA